GCCCGTGCGATGGTTCAAGGTATCGAGCCGGTTATAGACCCCCGCAAAGCCCTCGGTGACGTGCAAGCGCACTTCTGCGATCACGGCCAGAATGAGTTCAGTATCACTGTTCATCAGATCGGCTCCTACCACGACGTTGCTTGCTGCACGACGAACGGCCCGTAGGCCAGCACGGTCTCATTGCCTTCAGTCATGCGCTTCCATGACTGGCGATAGGTCTTGGCTGTGACGGTCAACATCTCCACGTCGGTGAGCACGACTGTGGCGCGTTGCGTGTTCGAGGCGCGCACGGCGTTGAAAGTGCCGTCGATGGTAGCCGTCTTGTCGAAGATGGGCGGGTCAGCAGAGTTGTCGTTGGTCCGTACCGCCATCTTGACCGTCCACCCCGCCATATCGACTGGCAGATCCGCCGAGTTGAGCAGTTCCAGGCGGAAGGTCTTGTCCTCACCATAGAACAAGGCTCCCGATCCGCCGATAGTTACTTCTTTGGCCATAACATCTCTCCCGGTTACGTCGATGATGGTCTGATACGATCCGACTAGATCTAGGATTAGTGGAGTAAGTGAAATCTCCGCCACCACGTCCACCGCGCCGATGTCCGCACCGATGATATCTACGATGATCGGGCTGGATGACGCGCCCGCTGGTGTAATCCACTTGGCGACGGCTGGTGTGGCCAGCGACACCACGCCGAACGTCGCGTACTGGTCGATGGCGATCCACTTGGCAATCGTCGCCGTAGCCGGGATAGAGACAGGACCAACCGAGGTCGAAGCCGATGTCCCGACCCAGACCGCAACGGCAGCCGTGGCCTGCACCGTGACCATACCCACAGACGCCGATGCGCTTGGAGCAATCCACTTGACGATGGCCGCTGTTGCAGGCGTCGAGACCGCACCAACAGAGGCGGACGTATCTGGTGCGAGCCACTTCGCAATCGCGCTGGCCGTGGCTGCGACCGTAACCGCGCCAGGGCTGGCGGTCGCATCGGGTGTCACCAACTTCGCAACGGTTGCCGTGGCGGGTGTACTGACCGCTCCCACGGACGCCGTAGCATCTGGCGCGACGAACTTCGCTGGTGATGCCGTGGCCGCACTGACAATATAGGAGGTGGCGTACTGATCGACGCTAATCCACGTCGCGGGAGAGGCCGTCGCTGCGGTGGTAATGGCACCTACGGATGTGGAACCATCGGGCGTGATCCACTTCGCTACGGTCGCCGTGGCATCCGTCGAGACGGCCCCGGCCGACGCGGTAGCATCTGGAGTAATGAACTTCGCAACCGTAGCGGTCGCCGCTGTCGATTGTGACGACATTGCGACCGTATCAGGGACAAGCCATTTCGCAACAGAAACACTGGCCGGAGTTGTGACCGACCCCACAGATGCCGTAACATCTGGTGAGGTCCATAGTGCAAGTGTTGCCGTTGCCGGAGTTGTGACTGCCCCAACCGAGATCGTTGCGTCTGTGGCAAGCCACTTCGCAAGTGCGGCAGTTGCCGGAGTGGTAATCGCTCCAACAACTGCTGTGGCATCTGGCGCGAGCCACTTGGCTACAGAAGCTGTGGCTGGGACGGAAATGACACTGACCGCTGTCGCGTTTGGCGCAAGCCAAATGGCCACGGACGCGCTGGCTGCGGTCGAGACCGCACTTACAGATGTTGCGGCATCTGGAACAATAAACTTGACGACGGCCGCTGTCGCTGGCGTGACAATGTAGCCAGTCGCTTCCTGCGTGGGCGCAATCCAGATGGCAACGGAGGGTGTCGCCGCCGTGGTGACTGTGCCCACAGAGGCGGTAGCATCTGGGACAATGGCCTTAGCAAGTGCGGCCGTCGCGGGTGTCGAAACACCACCACCTGCTGCCGTGGCATCTGGAACTATGGCTTTGGCGAGGGCTGCTGTTGCGGATGTAGTGACTGCGCCTACAGATGCGGAGGCGTCTGGCGTGACGAATTTCGCAAGCGATACCGTTGCCGGGACGGAGATCGTACTGGAAGAAACCGCATCGGGCGCGATGAACTTCGCCAGTGACGCCGTCGCATCCGTCGTTACCGCTCCGACGCCAGTAGACGCATCGACTGTGAGCCACTTGGCGACCGCCGCCGTCGCCGCGCTCGTCATGCCAGTATTGGCTTGCGCGTCTGGGGCGATCCAGAGGGCGACCGAAGGCGTGGCCGTCGTACTGACCGCACCAACGGAGACCGTAGCGTCAGGGACAACGAAGCGGGCGACCGCTGCCGTGGCATCCGCGCTGACAGCCCCTAGGACGACCGTGGCGGCAATGGCGAGCCACTGCGCGACAGTAGGACCGGCAGCGACGGTGACTCCCCCGACGCTGGCCGTGGCGTCTGGGACGATAAACTTCGCAAGTGCCGCCGTTGCCGGAACCGAAATCGTACTGGACGAGGTGGCGTCTGGGGTGATGAACTTTGCCAGTGCCGCCGTTGCGGGCGTCGAGACCGCCCCGATGCTGGCTGTCGCGTCTGGGGCGATCCACTTCGCAAGCGCAGCTGTGGCGGTCGAGACTCCCGTATCCGAGACAAACGCCAGCACGCGAACGGGCGCACCGATGCGCCACTGCTCGAACGGCGGACGACGGAAGACCCAGTTGGCCACGGGTCGTTAGCCTCCGATTTCCTCGAACACGACGTAGCCGCTGATGGGGAGCGCTGCCGTGGGCGCGGCGTCCAACTTGATAATCATGTGCGTACTCGGACTGATGACCGGGCGCGTCTCTGGTGTGAACAGCCAGTGCCAACCACCCAAGACGTTCTGCGACTGACGGAACAGCAGCGTCGTCACCGTGGCAAACGTGTCCCCTGTCACGATGTAGCGCCGCACGGTCCCGCCATACGCCGCATCTCCCGCATTCAGAGGAGCGGGCGTGACCCCGGTGCCCTTCGCGCTCTGGTCCGTCGCCGTGCGGAAAATCTGAATGGGCAACTGCTCGGTCGTCTCGCTCGTGTCCTGCGTGATGACAACCTCATGCAGCACAACGGCGGAATCCGCCGGAGCCGTGATCGCCCACAGTTCGGCAACCACCGCCACCGACAGCGCACTGAGAGGAGCAACATACATCCGACCCATCACGAACCTCCTTCGCGCCTACCGGCGCAGATGTGTGAACCACGCCGCCATGCGCCGATAGACCTTCATCACGGATTCCCCGATGGTCGGCGAACGCAGCAACAGTAGCAGACTCATCGGGCACGCTCCTAGAAGTACGAATAGAAGAAGAAATTGCTGTCGGGCGGTGCTTCACCCGTGCTGTACCAGTCCACGCCGATGTCGTAGCGACCCCCGACGCCGATGGTGTCGCCATCGATGTCCGTGGTGTAGTTAAGCGGGTCCGATCCTCCGGGCGCCACGCCCGCCCCGTAGAGGTCCGAATCCACGCCCGCGAGGTGATAGTCGCGGCTCAGTACCGTCGCGTTCAGCGGGTCGAGCAGGGTCGTCGCGTCCAGCGGCACGTTGACGAGGCAGTTCGACGCGGTCGTGTAGGCGTCGGTGTCGTCGGCCGTGCCGTCGCTGGACGCGCAGTTGACTTTATTCAGCGTCGCGGTGTCGCGGCGGTAGAACGCCTCATTGCCCGACCCCGCCGCATAGACGTTGCGGCAGTTCACGACGCCAACTGCCCTCGACTCCACGGCGGATTGCCCGCCGATGAAGATGCAGTTGTAGAGGTTCAGCGTGGTTCCCGACGATGACACGCAGGCGCGATTGGAGTCCGTCGTCGTGACTATGCGCCCGACGCAGTTCACGAGGTTCATGACCCCGTCAGGGTCGGCATTGTTGTAGCAGGTGAAGCTGTAGGTGTTGTCAGATACCGGGCCGAGCGCCAGCAGGTTCGTGAAGTCCACGCGGTTCGTCGCAGACTGGTTGGTGGACGTGACGAAGCAGCCGTTGTAGTTGCCCGTGGACGCAGTGACGCGCCCTTGGATGCCATCCACGCGGCAGTAGTCGTCTCCAATCGAGATGCAGTTCACAGCCGAGCCACTGATCTCGATGCCGTAGATATTGGGGTTCCACGCCTCGCTCGCGCGATGCCCGTCTGCCGCCTGAATGAGCAGGTAGTACGCCGCCGTCTGGTCGCCGCCCCAGACGAACGTCCCCACGGTGTCCTTGCCGCCCGCGCTGGCGGAACAGAGGAAGCGGATGACGTCGGTGAACGTGCCATTCTGCGCGGCCTCCGCTGCGGAGAGCGCGTCGTACGGCGAGCCAACGCTCCCGTCGCCCCCGCCCGCCGCATCGCAGTCCACGTAGTAGGTGATCATCCTTCGGTCTCGTTCGTGACCTTGTTGCGAATGTAGGCCCGCACCGCCGTCCACGGCACCGACACGTAGCGGTCGGTCGCCAGCGCGTTCCGCACTGCCAGTGGCAAGGCGTCGAGGTTCACGTGGAACACGCGACGTCGGATGGGCCGCGTCTTGACGTCGCCCGTCTCGGGGTCGAACGCCCCGACGCGCTCCATCTGCTCATACCGCGCCTTGACCTGCGCGAATGAGAACGGGATCGTGCCGGTCACTTCCACGAACAGCCACGGCTCGGCGGGCGGGCGCCAGTACGTCTTGCCCGGCGGATAGACCGCCACGATGTCTCCGCGCTTGTAGCGACCGTCGCGCTTGAGGCTCGTGGACGCCGTCTGGTCGTGGTCCATCAGCAGCACGAGCACGCCGGTTGCCGTTGCGAGTTCAGCCATCAGCCACACCCACAGCAGAGCAAGCTGGTCGGCGGCGACCAGTACACGCGCCCGTAGCCCGCCGCGCCGTTACCGCCCGCTCGCGCAGACGCCGACGTCGTGCGCCCGCCACCGCCCGCGCCACCGTAGACGGTGCCTGGGTTTCCCGCACCGGAAGAGGAACGACCGGCCGCGCCGTCGCCGTCCGTGGTAGACCCGGCCGCAGGACGGATGGCTGTCGCCTCGCCCTGCGTGATGCCATTGGCGTTCCCACCCGCGCCTGTGCTACCCGCTGACCCGCCGCCGCCACCGGAGTTCGTGCCGGAACGGTTGCCGCCATTACCGCCGCCCGAGACAATGAGGCTGCCCGTGCATCCCGTACTGCCGCCTGCCCCGCCACCTGCGCCGTCCGCCGCATCCAGCGCCCCGCCGTTCAGTCCGCCCTTCGCCACCGCTGTCGTTGTGTTGAAGGTCGAGTCGTTACCAGGACCACCCGCTCCTGCGGACACGCCCGCCTTGGTCTGCCCCACGGCAACCGCGTAATTCGTGCCGAGCGTAAGGCCCGACGCGAGATGCTTGACGTAACAGCCGCCCGCCCCGCCACCGCCGTAACGCGGATTGGCCGCTGTGCATCCGCCACCGGACGCGCCGCCGCCCCAGAGGTCCACAAGGCACCAGACCCAGAACCCCGGCCAGTTCGTAGACGCCGCTGTATAGTCGAGGGATGGCATTAGATCCCCTTGTATCCACCACCGTAGTAGTAGGCGGTCGTCACGCTCGCGCCCGAGTAAGCGTTGAAAGCGGTGTTGGCCGTGCCCTTGATCGGATGCGATGGCTGAAACACCGCGCCACCGTACGCGGGCAGCGGCAGGATGAGCACAACGGTCGAGGTGCCGTCGCGGATTTCCACCCACGTATTCGTCGAGGACGAGTTGTAGCACGCGAACCAGCAGAGGTAATTCGAGATGGCCGCATCGCCGGATGCCGCCATGATCGACTGCGCTGTGGTGTCCGCCTTTGACCCGCCGCCCCTCACGTAGTTCGCACCTGCCTCCCCCAGCACGACAATCTGCTTGCGGTCGGGAGTGATACGCGCCGCGCCCGCGTCCGCTTCCTGGACGAGTACGGTGGCGGCGTCGTCCATCTCGAACCCGGCCATGACCACCTTCGTCGTCGTCGGGGCGAACGCCGCGCTATCCGCGATCACGGAGTCGTCAAGCAATTCCACGGAGGTGCGAATGGCCGACGCACTCGCCTCAGTCATGTTGAGGTTCGCCGCCGTGCCCTGCGTGACCGCAATCGTTTGCGTCGCAGCGACGTTGACCGTCCCGATGACCTTCGTCGTCTCGGCTGCAAGGGTAGCCGTGACCGGGTGGGTCGATTGGTCACTCGCCAGCACGACCGGCAACGAGTTCGCCATCGTCTGCTGGCCGGAGTCCACCACGAGGTCGTGCGCGCCCTCCGCGCCGAGGCCAATCTTGACAATCTGCTGGTGCTCGACAATCGCGTTGCGCGTCACTTCGTCGGTGGCGATGCGTGTGCCCGCGCCTGCCGTGATTTCTACGTTGTCAGCCATCGGTCATTCCCTTCGTTACCACCGACTGAAGATGAAGTTACTGTCTACGGCCCCGCCCTCCGCCGCCTTGACCGCGAAGGCCACCCCCGCCCTGATACCCGCCCGATGCCACGGTCATCACCATCGTCGCGGATGCAACCTTGTAGCCAATCGCCCGTCATCCAAGAAGGTGAAATGGTCGTCGGTGTCCGCATCAAAATTGCTGATGTCAAGGGTGTCGCCGGTCGTCGTGCCATACCCCCCGTGCATGAATAGGAGCGCGGCCGTCGCGTCAGAAGGAACGGTGATGCCGGTAATCGTAAAGGTGGACGCAGCGGGGAGGTTTCCCCCTGAGACGTTGGTGCTGTAGGCGGTGCTCAGCGTGATCGCCATGCTACGTCTCCATCCCGCACACTCCCCGCCCCGGCCGAGTGGCCCGATGCCACCCGGCCCGACCTTCCGCGATTACGCGTGCTGCTGCATGTAGAACCAGCCCAAGGCGTCCATCGTCACCGTCACGTCACCGCCATTGGGCGTGACGGGCGTGATGTCGCAGTAGGCGATGGGCACGCTCGCCCCATCATTCGTGTCAAATCGGAAGATGAGCATCCGATTGCACGCCCCAATCGCGAGCGCCGCACCAGAAAACACCGCGTTAGCCGACGTGAACTTCACGTGGTCCAGGGCATCGTCCAGCGTTGGCCCCGCTTTCGATCCCGGAGTGATCGTCGCCGTGGCCTCGGTGCTGCCCAGTCCCGTCATCACGTCGGCGTCCAGGTCGTTCGCGCCCTGTGCAGTTGGCTGGAGCCGGAACCGAATCGCCGCCGTGGTCCAGATGCACCCTGGCGATCCACCGAGCAGCTCGAACCCACCTCTGTTGAATACGAATCCTGCCATGTCACTCTCCTTTGCGCGAGATGCGCGTTCTGCCGTCCTACGGCACCCGAATGAGTCCTACTGTCATGAGCAGTTGCGTGATCTCGCTGCTCGCTCCGCCTTGTCCCGTGAATTTGAGCGCAAGAGCATTCGCCATCGTCTCCGCGCATGTCGCCGTGCTCGAAGTCACAATCGCGCCGATCCCCGGAGGTCCTGTAATTTCATACGCTATGATCTGCGATGTGCCCGTCACCCGCAGGATGGTCACACGTATGACTTGGCTGTACGCCTGATTCGTCGGCATCGATATAGAGAATACCGTCGTCGTGCCAAGTTTGAACCGCACCGTCTTGGCGTTCGCGCTGCTCGCACAGGCAACCGCCGCCACGACCTCAAGTCCCCACCCGTCCGTGCCCAACAGTCCCGCCACCAGCGAAAGACCCATCAGGTCTGTCTCGACAGTCGTGCCGTTGCTGGCGGGCGTGTACCCCGCCAAGAGCAACGGACGGTACGGCCGCACGCGCGACCACTGTGTTGCAGAACTTGCCTGCATCCAGTCGCCTGTCAGCTGCGACGCCAGCTCGAACGCGCCCGTGTGGAGAGCCGTCGTGTTGTCCTTGACGTTCGTGTTCATCTGCGCGGCAGTCAAAATACTATTCGCGACGAACGTATAGGCGGTCGTCCATGCCATATCAGCCTCCCTCCGCCACGAGGTCTCCGGTCGGACCGTCCTCGAAAGTCTCGTCCACGGTTAGGTCCACGACGGCATGTGCGACGTTCTCCGCGATCAGGTCGGCCACGGTTTCTCCCGGCTCCCAGTTCTGGTGACGAATCACTCGCGCCCGCAGCACGCGTGCGATAAGCCGTGGATGCGCGGGCCACGTGAGATTCCGGTAGATTGCCCCGCAACCGAAGCACCGGGCGCGGTCCCACTCCGGATGAAGCGCGATTCCTGCGTTGCAGTTCGGGCAGTCTGCGATCCAGCGGCCGTGATTCACGCGTGCTACGACTGTTTCAAGACGCTGCTCGATATCTCCGCCGTGGCCGCGCACGAAGATTGCATGGCGGATGGCGTGCCGCACATCATCCGGGGAGAAGTGCAAGTCGCGGGCGGTCTTGATCCTACTCATGTCAATATCCCAACTTCCGCGTCAGGTTGTCTAGCTCTGAGGCGTCGAGCACAAAAAACAAGTCATCAACCGCCGGAGCTAGTCGGAGTGTCATATCTGCGAGCATCCCGGCCACGACTGTGAGCGCCACTCCCTGAACCCAGTACGATTCGCCGATTCCCGTCATGGTTTCCGTCAGCCGTATCCGTGTCCCGATGTCTGCGCTCAAGACCATCGCAAGCGGGGTGGCGTCGGCAGCGGCACGCACGAACACCGCAGACGCCCGCATCGCCGCATCGGAATAGATAGATTTCCAATACTCCGCGAGTCCCGTGGCGAAGTTGGAATCGCTCTGGTACGGGAGATCGACGTCAACCGTCTTGCGCCCATACGCCGTGATGCTCGTCGCGTTGACTGCGGCCACCGTGACCGGATCGCGATCCAGCACCGCAATACCACGTTGTCGCAGCGTCGTGATGTACACGTCAGTGCCCACCGCGAAATTGCTGTGGACTTGAAAGATCACATTCGACGTGCCTGGTACGCCAGTAGACGACCCATACCCGATGACCAAGTTCGAGTTCCCGGTGTAATCGGTGCCAAACCCGTTCTCCTGCGAGTTGGCGGTCCAATCGCCCAGGGCCACGCTGAGCGGTTGCGTCAGCACTCCCCCGCACGGCTCGCCCGTGTCCGGGTCGCGATAGTCCAGCGTGAGCGTGACCGTCTGCCCACCCTGAATCAGCCACGGGGTCAAGATCTCGCAGAGCACGACGTACCCGGACGACAGTACCGGCGGGTGCGTCGTGAGGTTGAAGAAATTGACCAGCGCATCGCGAGACCGCTGCGCCTCCAACCCGTGCATGGTGTCGGACAGCGTGAAATCGTCCGTCGTATTCCCAGCACGCGAGTTGCGCGACTCATAGCGCAACGTCCCGTCGCTCGTCAGATATACGAACCCACCATCAGACTGCGCGGTCTCCTTGAAAGCGGCGAGGACACGATTGTTCGGTCCCGTCATGTCGCGCAGCGGGTACTCGAAGATACCAATCCCGGCATCCAATTCCGTCGCGGTGGGCTGACGGTCCATGCTCGCGATAAGCGTACCAATGAGCGTGGGCGCATCCACGCGAATCATCGCGGACGTCTGAATAGGGGCTTCAGCCGCTTCTTCCAACCAGTCCGTCGCCAGCACCCCTACCTGCCGTTCAAGGTACTGCCCGGGAGTTGGGGTAATTTCGGCGATACGATATGGGCCGCAGATCCGGTGCGCCGAGTCGTGCCAATCCGTGATGGAGGCGGCACGCTCGACTTGAATGTCGTCAAAGTAGATCGTGTGCGTGCCAGTATTGTTCAGCCAGAAGACGAAGTCTCCGACGGTGGCGTTGACCGTCGCGCCCCACGTAATCACCCACGCGAATCGCTGCCACACGGTTGAGAGGTTCGTCGCCCCGATCAAGACGCTGGTAGCAGGAGCCGTCCCCACCCACCCGAGATACAAGAAGGGAGTAGACGCCGTCAACATCCTCGCCCAGCACGACACGACGTACGTGGTGTAGGGAGAGAACGGCAGGTTGCCGACGCCTGCGACGGGACGGATGCCTTTCGCATCGTTCCCGCCCGTCCATTCGATCTTGCAGCTCATCGTGCCGGAATGCGATGTGGCGGCCGTTTGGCCGAACGCCGTCACCTCGCCTGCCCCGTCGTACGTCGTCCACTCTGCCGCTGTGCCCGTCTCCATGCCGCCGTTAACGCAGCGGTTCGGGCCATCCTGTAGAATGACGCGCAGCGGCGTGTTGAGGTCGAACCCCGCGAGCGCATTCGTGTGGCCGGGAGAGTAACGACCTCGCAATCCATTGGTACGTGTCTCGTTATCCAGCGTCAGATTGCAGGTACCTGGCCGAGCACAGTTATCCTCAGGCCGGCCGCCGTCCATGCCCCAGTCCAGCGTAATGCCTGGTTCCTGCCGCGTATCGACCGTCAGATCGGTCCATACCGTTGTGGCAAGATTAGCCTCGACAGAAACAGTCAAGTATCCCATACTTACCTGGCCAGTAGTACAGCATCCCGTACCGCACGACGAATCAAGACATCTTGATTTGACTGCGCCGCACGCAAGGCCTGCAATTCTCTCACAATGGAAGATGTATCCATACTGATACCACTTCCTCTATTATATACATTACTTGGTGTTGGTCCCTTTTCACTGTTTAAGAACGATACGGATCGTGCCGACCAGTAACTTCCCCTGTATGCCGCATTGATATCGAGATTAGGCATACCATTACCTTCATCGTGGTCATCATTCTCCGGATCCGGAGTCTCCTGCCCCCCCGAAGATGAGTAGACTGTATGGATATTGATTCGGGTGTTGACGGCGGAAGGAATTCCCATCAACGCGTTTGTCAAATCTTTAACAGCCGTAACAAGGGCTTTGAACCCTGCTTCCAACACACTTAACACCGTCTTCTCATCTTCCAACAATCCCATTTCTCTCGCCTGGTCAATGAGTTTCTGGGTGTTTTCATCAATGGGAATGCCCAGTTTCTTGTGCGCGTCCCAGATGGTCTTCAACCAGGGTTCCATGGCCATTAGGGTTTCACGTTGGGTAAATCCGGCGATGATCATCTGCTCATACATCTGAAGGCCCTGCGCCTCCAGGTCAGCCAATGTTTCAGCATCCAGCGCACCCAGATTCGACAGCGCCAGCGTCAGTTCATTCAGCGAACGTACCCCCTCCACCAGTGCCGCATTCTGCGTCGCTAGATTCTGATAGTGCATCAGCGCATTCAACGCGGCATTGTTAGAGGTAATCCCCAAGTCCTTATACAGCTGAATCAGCGTATCCAACTGCGGACCCATCAGGTCCATGGCCTCCATCCATGACAGGCCGGATGCGACCGCCCCGTTGAACGCCGACATCAGGATGCGCCCCAGCCGTTCTACTTCTACTGCCGCTCCCTTCCCACCTTCCTCTATCTTTTTCAGGTTCTTCTGAATCTCATCCAGACGTTTCTGGTCTTCAGACCCCAGGTCTAGGTATTTGCCCGTTTTGGGGTCGAACTTCCCGGACCCTTCCATCTCTTTATTGAAGTCGATGAGGTCTTGCCGCGCTGTAGCAAATGATGTAGACCATGCGGCCAGCGGTGCTGCTACCTTACTCCATGCGGTCATGGCTCGTGTCAGTTGACCAGATATAAAGTCAGACAAAGCCTGTGATTCAAGTCCTGTGGCCCTCATCAACTTTATGAGAGTAAGAAATTCAGCGCCGGCAATCTTACCGCTTTTCACTACCGCGTCCGCAATCAAGGGGAATACACGGTCAAACGTGTCCAACAGGGTATCTGCCGCACGCCCCATCTCAAGGAGACTCTCTGCACTTCCCGTGGTGGGAGAAGTTCCCCGACGAAGGGTCTGTGCTGCCGATGCGTCCTGGAATTTCTTCAGTCCTTCCACATAAACGGTAAAGGCTTCGGATAGTTTTTGCGACCATTTACCTATGGTTGTGGCCGTGACTCCTCCAGCTTCCCCAATGATTAAGTCTAAATTGAAGATGTCCGCTTCTCGTATAGTCATCGCGAGTTTTGTTTTGCTCTCAGCGATTGCCTGCGCAACACCCTCACTGATGGATGTACCAAACTGTAATCTAACGGCGTCTTTAATCCGTTTCCACGCAGGGTCTCCCTTCACGGCTCCAACAACCACCCCAGCGATTGCACCAATGATTGCGCCCCAGACCCCCCCTCCTTTGGCCCCTGTCATAGCCCCGATAGCCGCCCCCGCCATGGCCCCTGATGCAGCCCCAGCTAGTGTGCGTTGTTCGCGTGTTGCAAGTTGCATGGCCGCTACAAAGGCCGTGGTCATATCAATGGCAGCCGCTATCCCGGTCAGGTAATCCGCAGGACCGCCCTTTGGGAATGCCTTGACGAACGTGTCAGCCGCTGTCCGCATGGCGTCGAAAGATGCAGCGGCTGCAAGGATGGAAGCTCCAAATCCCTCAAACCCTATCATCCCTAACAAGGTTCCGAACTTACTTAGTGCGGTACCGACCTTACCAACTACCTCGTAAAGCTTACCCCATGCGTCTATGACTTCCTTAAGCCTATTGAAATCCGCATCCGTCATACCAGCAATTCCTTTTTGCTGGGACTTAGAGAAACCTGCAGCTTCGGCCCAATTCCCCTTAAACGTATTACGAGTTATCTTGACTACTTCCTCCATGGTATCGCGCCAAGAGTCAAGAAGTTTTATCCCCGCTAGTTGTTGTACGGCCTGGTCAGGACCAATGGGAATGGCCGCGATCTCGGCCATTTTCTTCAGGTAAGTTTTGTTAATGTCCTCTAACGCCTTATCCCAGGTCTGCTTCAAGTTCTTCATTTGCCTAGAACTGAACTGACCCTCCAGGAATGTGTCTAGCGTAGATGCGGCATCGGACAGTTTAGCTGCCGCATCCGCCCCCATCTGGACAAGTCCCTCATGAAGTGTGTTGAAGTACGCTTTCGTCTTATCAGTCCCCAACGTACCGGCCTTCGTCAGATTACCGAATCGAGCTATTAGCGCATCAATGACCGGATTTGCTTCTCTAATGGACTCAGGGAAAGTACCCCATGTTGCGGCCAGTTCCGATATCGCTTCCTCGTTATCCTTAAAGAATTCAATGGGGAGGAGTCCCACCTGTTCTGGGGTGTTCAGCCCCAGTTCCTCAAACGATGCGACTAACGCCCGTACCTTCTTATCGACACCGGGAAGTTCCTCGGACCAGGATTTCCAGTACCCCTTATTATCCCACTCGGCCATCTGCCGCAAGATTGCTTCTTGTTCCCACAACGACCGAGTCAACTCATCCAGAACTTTGACCGTGCCGGTTATTTCCTCGGGTGCAAGTGTGTCCTTGTATTTCTTATAGTCCGCCCACATCCGCTCGGCCCATGCAAGGGGGATGGATGTCGCGTCAGGGGAATCAATAAAGAACCCTAACGCTGCGGCCACGAACCCCTTAGCCATGTTCTCCAAATCTTGATCATCGCCCCTGACCGTGTCGTAATACCGTTGTTGGGACTGTAGGTTACGGTCAATGCGCTCGGGCTTGGAAGGTTTCGGCGGTCCCTCAGGGTATGCACCTTCCCGCATCTGGTCTTGGTATTTCTTGATGAGGTCATCGAACGCCTCTTGCCGCTCCTTCGGGGTGGCGTCCCTCAACTGGTACATGAGCCTATCGTATTCTTTTTTGAAGTCTGGCCCTTTGACTGGCGTAGCGAACTGAGATACCGTGCCCAAAAGTCCTGAAAGGGGCTGGTTACCCGACCCCCGTAGATCTTTTACTTGTCTATCGTGTGCTTTACGAGCGGCAATCCACGAATCCGCTACTTCCTCATCCCGTGCGCCGTACGCGTACGTGAACAGACTCAGGGCTTGGGGAATAGACATCCCCTGCCTCTTTCCCTCCTGAACCAGAGTCTTCAAAGGGATTTTATTCGTTTTGTCCAACGCGCCGATAGCAAACCCCAGATTCTCTATCTCTGTAACTATACTATGGATAGCGTACCAGGACGCCGATCCCCAGTCAAGTATCGCTTGCTTCCAATCATCCCATGACCCGACAGACTCCCCAATAAATTTCCGAAGGTTTGGGAATTCCGGAAGAATGGCGGACCACAGTTTCTTGAATGCCTGGAACAGAATCGCTACCGGTCCCATGGTCGCGGTAACAATGACATTAAACACTTGTTCCCAGCTGTCCGAGAAACCCCTGAGAGTCACCAACGTCGCTGTTACCCATCCCCCAAGTTTCAGAGCCGATAACGTGACTCCCAATTTTGTAAACACGGACATAGTCCGTGCCACAATTCCGCCTAAAATTCCTTCTGACTTTACTGCTTCAGTAGCCATGAGACTGGTATTTGTGACTCCTAAAGCCCTCAACCTGCTCATTTCTGCCATCCACAATTTACTTTTCGTGGACATGGCTGTCATAATCGCGGCCTGTTGGGTCGCAGCAAGCATCAATCCCTGACCGCCCACTTCCGCCATGGCTGGCGTCATCCCAGGCAACGAGGATAGTCGCGAAGCTTGAGCTGCAGCTGCCGCAATAACTGACGCACGCCTACTTGCCAATTCCCGCGCCTGATATGCAAGCAACCCGGCACTGACCATCGACCCTGCTCCTGGGCCTAATCTACGGGTTGCTGGGCCCGTGGCCTTGGCCCCTGCCGCGCCAAATGCGTTCACGGCCCATCCCAAAGACTGAGATAAACTGACGGCCCCCTGGGCCAGCGCATAATCACGCCACGCCTGAGTACCAATGACCACGGCGCGGGTTATGGCACGGACTCCCTCACCAACAGACGTAAACCCCCCGAGAATCGCACTGCTGAATAAAATACCCGATCCCAGGATCATAATCACTGGGCCCATGGCCGCAGCTAAGGCTAGGAAGGCTAGGACAAAAACTTTGGTAGTTTCGGACCATTGACTGATTCCCCTTGCAAATTCAGAGAACCATTCAATCATCCGTTCTACTGCGGGGATCACCGTGTTTAGGATTGTTGGGGCAAAGGAAGAGAACAGTTCAATGGCGACATTCTTTATCTTATTCCACACCACTTGTAACTGGTTAGAGAATGCCTGCATCTGATTCTTGGCAACGCGGTCTGTCGCGCCCCCTGCGCTGAGCAACGCATTCTCGTATCCCTTTATTCCCTCGCCCATGCCCCGGAAGTACTGGATCGCTGCACGGGTTCGGTCAGTGAATCCCATCTCCTTAAACATGTTCGTGATTTCGAGCACCGACATGCCTGACATGGCCTTATCAAGATCGACGATGATACTGGACATGTTCCGCATGTTTCCCGACGCGTCATAGACCGCGACATTGTACTTTTCCCACGCCGCCGTATTCGCTAACGAGAACCTAGCCAAATCGCGTAGGACCATGTATAACTGCTGACCGGCTAAACGTCCCTTGACGTTCTGGGACGCCAACGCCATCAATGCCGCAACCCCCTCCTCCACGGTCTTATTATAAATGCGTAGCTGCGCACCGGCCTTATTGTTGATGGCCTGGGCGAAGTCTTCAATGGTGCCTAGCGCACGGTTATTCGCTTCGGTCAACACATCCGAAATACGAGCCATTTCCTTGGCGTTCTCGATGGGGTCTTCCATCCGCATACCCAAGGACTGTTGCGCGCCGGATAAGTACTCTGTTGCTTTGGCCAGGTCCATGACCCCGGCCTGTGCAAACTTGGTCGTAACCGGCAACAACTTCATCGACTCCGCTGCGGTGTACCCGGCCGATGCCAAGTGATAGAATCCTTCTGCGGCCTGTTTAGCGGAGTACTTCGACGTCTCGGATATTGTTCTCGCGACTTCTTCCATGTCCTTTCGGATTTTGGGCGTGACCCCGGACATGATCGCCAATGACTCGGTCATGGCCTTATCGAATTCTGCCCCGAACTTTCCTATCGCCATCGCTGCCCCGATAATGGGCAGCGTGACCCCGGCCGTCATACGAGAGCCGAGGAAAAAGACTCGCGAGCCGAACCGCTCAATTTCTCGTTCGGCTCGCGAGAATCCTGACACTAACCCCGAAGTGTCAGCGCCAATACTGACGAAAATCGATCCGACACTGGTGCCCATCCCCATTAGTCGTCACCCGCCTTCGGCATCCCCACCATCGGTCGGCCCAACACTCGTACCGGAATGAGAGGATCTCTGACCGTGCCCATGTGATTGACCAACATGCACACCCACACACAGTCTCGGTCTTCAGCTGAACGAGTACGCCACACCCACCCTCGGTACAGTGCCCCGTACTCGGCTGGAGTCATACTTCTAAACTCCCGTGGTTTCAGCTCTAACGGACCGAATGCAAAGGGTTCATTCTCCGTAATCCATGCCGACCACCGAAAATCTAACTTTCGGTATTTACGGCCTCGTCCTTTACCGGATCCGGGACTGGTGTCGGGGCGTTTCCCTGGGGGGTACTCCCACTTGTATCTTCCTTGTCAGGAGACCCCAACGCGCCTTGGTCCACAGCAGCTTTGAATGCGGCCTGCAGTGCTTGGGTGAGGTCGCCGCCCTGCTTGATGTAGGTTCCAATCAAGTCACCCATGCGGTCCACAGTCAGTCCACGGTCCTCATGGCGCAACCCTGCCCACAGTAGCGCACGCGTGGTCGCAAAGATGGCTTTGGTCTGCATCAGCTGGGCAATGCCCATCCCGACTTCCTGTTCGAAGTCCGCGAGAGCATTAAGGTCGAAACGCAGCGCACGGCGTTTGATGATGCCGTTACGGTCGCGTTCGAAAGACTCAAACAACGTGAACGGGGTTTTCTCAACTAACATCACGACACCCTCCTTCGGATGGGTACCACGGATCCGTACGGGGGGCAATGACTCCACCCCATGCGGGGTCACTGCAGTGGCCGTACGGCCGTTTTATGGGCCGGGGGATACCGGGATATACCCCCCACCCGTGATCGACGCCTACAGGGGCGCTAAGCCCCCGTCCCGTGGCGGTATCGTTACGCCACCAACCGCGACAACGCGCCCGCAGACCGGAAGGATGCTGTGGCCGTGCCCAATGCACCCACTTCACCGGTCAAGGGCGGGTACGACGCCAGCACCGCCAACCCCGAGAAGTTCGGGTTCGTGGCACCGACGCCAGCTGTCTTGTTCGCACGCACAATGCAGGTGAACGCTGCCGCACCCACCAATGGGAATAGCGTAGCATCGACGTTGGCCGCAGCGTAGTCCTGGAGGAAATTCACCTCCAGGGTCCAGTTCTTCAACCCCGGCTTGGAAGACCGTGTTCCGCTTGTGCCCATCACCGTATCATCCAGGATCTCGGCTTCGTACGTCAGGGTCACTGACTTTACGTGGTCGCTCAAATCCACTGCGTTGATGCTGACGAACGCATCGGTGTACACCATGGTTGCCATGACTGTCTCCTCCTAATCGTATTAGAGAATCCCGAAGGTCCAGAACACTGTGAACACCGGGTTCGTACCCGAGATGGTCCAGCTCGCCCGCCAGTACGAGTCGGTCTGGGGGCCAGCCGCTTCCTGCCAATTCGCGCCAATCGTGGTCGCGGCCGGATGCGAGAGCCGAGTAACAGGGGTTCCGAACCCCCCGGCATCATCTGACTGGATGATGCCCGTGAAGGTGGGCACCGCTGTTCCCGCAATGGCCGTGATGTGCAAGGCGCTGTACATCCGCTGCGTCGCACTGACTGCCGTGATGAGTCCCCCAGAACCGGCACCTGACGTTGTCTTGTTTCCCGTCGCCATCACTTGCCCCCGGACCAGGGGCGTACCAGCTGCTCGGCCTTCCAGTGACGTGCGGATAATGGCACCCACCTCCCCGCTGACGGGGCTGTACGATGCCTGCACCGCTTTGACGCAGTAGGAACGATCTCCCTCAGCATTGCCCACGGGCGCAACACTCATGACATCGGCTACTGGGTTCCCGATTCTCTGGAATAGCGCATCGTCCACGGCCGATTCCCAGAACATGTTACCTGAGATGGTGAACGTCTTCAATCCGGCCATTGAAGAACGAGTCCCAGATGTGCCGAAGACTGTGTTGTCCAGCATTTCGGCTTCGTAACCGACTTCAATGGACGAATGATACCCGCTGAGGTTGTACGCGCCCATCAGGATTTTGGCATCCGTCAATACCAACGTGGCCATTACTCCTCCTCCTTCACGTCATCCCCGGAATCAAGTCCAGGGTGAGTAATTGGGGCAGCGGCCCCGTGATTCGCATCGACCGATGCTGGGGTAACTTCTTCGATGGCCCCAATCCTGGTCAGGAACTCCTCCAATGTTGCGGACATATCCGCTTCAAACGTATCACCAGGGGCATGAGAACCTTCAATGGCGATAGTTGACGACCCCACAACTAGGTAGCGTTTCACTCCGTCACCTCCTTCCCACAAACTCCGCACAGTTGACGATGTAAATTGCCCATCGTTGGCGTACGTAGCCGGTGGTCTGATGGGTGGTCGCACTCTCCAGGTACTGTATCTTTCATGCCCGGCGGAGGAGGCGTTGGCACCCCCCCAGTGTCAGGTTTCTCCTGCCTGACCATAGCCTGAAACATATCAATACTGTGAAGCAATGCTTCTGCCGAAGCCCGTGTCGCCATTAACTGCTTCATGATCAAATCTTCAATCACGACCGCCTCTTCGTGACACGAAACATCAGGGACCATCGGTGACGGTTGTTCTCGTCAAGCCCTAGATACACTGGACCATAATCAAGAGTCACCAACAAGTACTCCGTGGACCCCAGGGTACCGCTGTAGAAATCGAGTGCGTCGATCACTGCTTTGACTTTCGTCTCTCCATCCAAATGACTCGCGTTCCGCACCTCGACTTTAATCGCAGGCACATCCGCCACGGGAGCACTCAACGCCGCGCCCATGGTCCGAATCGGGGACGCCGCAGACGTCTGCACTACCGAGACCGCGTTCTCAACCCCCATTGGCAAGTTGTACAGGAACAACGACGTGCCCAGGATGCCGATGCTCTTATTCACGAGATACGCACCCAGTTCGGTCATGGTGCTCATCTTGTCCCCGCTTTCACCAATCGCGGAAGTCCTGTTCCAGCCCCCAATCCCCGCCGTGCCACTGATTCAATCATCGCTCCCACAACCCCGGCCTTTAATACCTGTGCCTGGAGACGGTCAATGACCCGTTTCGAGAAATACGGTTCATACTCCAAGTACGAGTGATAAAGGTAGTGGTCACGCGCGGACGGATTCTTCTCGGTTTTAATGTCGAACCGTTTTCCTTCATTCTCATGAATTGCTGCTGCATACTCTACCGTGTCATTTCCGAACGTCACCCACCACACGGACCGCTGTTTCTGGGTAAAAGAAAATGACGACCCAGACACGGGGACCTCAACATTCACACCGGGGATGGACGGCCCCTCCAACACATCCGATGCTCGCACGGTACCGGTACTGGAAAGTGTGCCCGTATCCGTGGGACAATAGACTTTGGCCTGTTTCAGAATGGCGTCAGCCCCTGCTCGGCTTTGCATCGCGCATTCCATCACTATGCCTTTTTCCAAGTCCTTCACATTACGGACGGTCAGATTTGCTCCATAGATGCTGACGCCACCGCCACCACTCAGCGAGGATTGTCTCGCAGCTCGAAAGAGATTTTGAACTTCCTGTTGAATATCAGTGAGTGGCATTACTGACCTTGTCTATGATACATCCAACCGCACTGAAGTTTCGTGTGGTGATGTCCATCTTCATCCGTGGCACGATACACAGCAAACAGCAATGGATAGCGATTCAACCATGCCCCGTCCAGGGGCAATTCAACTTTGTCTTCCAACCCGATGACATCGTCCCCAGAATCGAGAAAGATGTCAAATACCACGGTCATATCTTGCACGGTACTTCGGCGCAGGGAAAGGTTCTTCCCCACAATCCGGCACGGATACGGTTTGCCCGTGACCGAATGTGACGGCAATCCGCTGTCGGTGTACCCGCTCCTGGGGAAAATTGTCACCGAATGCGGCATCATCGTCAGAAATTCGGACTCAAACATACTACGACCCCGTGTTCGTCATCATGCCCCGCACGAACTCCGGCTGGACTAGGGACGTGTCCGCTGCCGCTTCTTCCTTTTCAGCGATACGCACGCCTCCTGCAGAAGGAACGGACCAGGGTTGGACCCCTGCCTGGGTGTCGAACGAGTCTGCCATCGCCAGGTAACTTCTAGATTTCTGGGACGCGAGAATCTTGAGATCACCGACCCACTTATCCGCATATCGGCTATACCGAGCAGCTAATGCTCGACACGATGCCGCAGCGGTCTGGTACAATCCATTACCATTTGAGGTCAGCAACCAATCAAGTTCTTCGTCAGAGAACTGTTGATCGGAGGCAATGGTGTCTCCGATCAACAGGCGGAGTCGATCACGACTAGTCGCTAGAAGCGAATCATACGACCAGCTCACCGTTTCTTCCCCTTTGCCGTCTTCCGTACCGGCACATCCGGTACGTCAACTTCTTCAGCGTACGCGACTTCTCGTTCCGTGGCGGGGCGCATGTACCGCCCCTCAACCAGTTTATCGCTGAGCCGCCATTCCGACGCATCCACCAATTCACCCACCGTGTACTGGCGGTTCCCCGGACCGTTGAATGCTTTCTGAATCACACAAAACATACACACCTCGCTGCCCCTCGAGTGGTTAGTACGATGACCCCTTCACATACACAGTCAAGGTGCCGTGGGTCGCAGACACCTTTGGTTTTACCTGGACCTTCCAGTGCGTATAGAAGGTCGTGGATGTCTTCAACACCGGGGACGCCACGGTGACATCAAACTCGGCTTCAACCGTGGTCGGGTACGTCAGCCCCCCATCCTGGCTCCCAAAAATAGTGGCTACCAGCGTGTTCGTTGTGGCTTTAAATGTGAGGTACTTGGTCCGAAACACGTCAATCGGAAGAATCCCCACATCCACCAAAGTGTCAATCGTCGTCGTCCGCGTCAGTAGGTCAGAACCGAGAACAACGGCTCCTCGAAATCGGATATCCATCACGGACCTCCTTTACAGGCCAGTCGTATGGATACGGTACGACACCTTGACACGCCCAACGCCCGTGGCCGATCCCAAGGTAAAGGGTACAGATGCCGAAACGAGGTTCAGGCCCGCTGCGGTGGTCAGCAAGATCCCACCCGCAGTATCCAGGGGCTGGAACACTGCGACCTTGTCCGATGCCGACCCAAAGGAGTTGGCTGCGGTAACGGTCGCGGACAGAATCGTGCCGCCTCCGGAGTACCGAATGGTCAAGTCACCGCCGCCACCGTACGCGGCCCCGGCGTAATCGTAGATGAGCGTGGCGCTGATGAATTCGATGGCCTTCCCTGCCGCAGGAGCCGCCACCAGAATCTGACCCGCTGCGTGGCTGAGTTTACCAGCGGTGGCCGACACGATATCAGCCGAAGGAATGGTAATCTCGTCGTACTTGACGATGGTCTCAGCCAGTGTCAACGCTCCCGATGCCACAATGGTCGCGTGCCCGCTCAACGCCACATCGGTAGCAACACCGCCTGCACTCCCAACGAAGATGTTGTTCGTGGCCAGTGCCCCCACCGCGCCCATCAGACTCCACGTGGGAGAGGCCTTCGTGCCCGTGTTGTAGTACACCGCCCCGTTGCTGAGGCGGATATAGAACGATCCCTTTTCCGCGACTCCGGCCCCGGTCACAGCATTGGTCGGCGCACCGGACCCCGAGAACCACATGACGCCCGAGACGAGCGAATACTGGCCCGCGACTGCTTTACCTTTGGTAATGAGATTCGGCATGGACGCTCTCCTGGTAAATCCCCCATCCCATCATGGGATAAGGGCCGTGCATCAGAAGAGGCAGAAGGCTTCGGAGTGAATGTCCTCCGAAGCCTGTTGCCTATTCGGGCGTGGACTAGGCCACCGCCCCGTTGAAGAAGTATCCGAGATCGGCGGACACCACCTTGTTGTCGAACGCCACTTCACCCTCGTACCGGGTGGACTTGATCGAACGCATGTCGAACGAGTCGATTCCGATGGTCGAGGACGGAGTGCTGCTGACCCCGGTCCAGGCGAAGGTGTACCCCGCCGAAGGCATCATCAGCCCCGGTGTCGGGTTCACGTACCCCAGCCATGCGTGCTTGCCGTGGGCGAACGCGTACCCAGCCGTTTCCCCTTCCAGGTTGGTCGCCTTGATCGACTTGGCCACCAGCACGGTCGGAATCTCCAGCAACGAACCAAGCAATGCCGGTGTGATGTTCTCCGCCGACGTGTACTTGATCCGATCACGGAAGTCCGGGTGATTCTTCAGCTTCCGCATGACCTGGTAACCTAGGACCAGCGTATTCGGCAGGAACCCGGTCACGGACAGAATGGCTTCCTTTGCCGTTTCAATGTCCTCCATCGGATCCGATGCCGTGTAGTCGCTCCACAGGTTGGCGGGTGTAGCGGTCGTGCCCCACCCGGAACCGGCCGAGAAATAATCCGTCACCCACTGCAACTCCTGCCGAAGCAACAGGCGCTGAGTCACGAACTGCACCGCGCCACGCGCCAGGTCAATCTGCGCGTCCGCATTGGCACGCGCCTGCGACCCGACATCCTTGTGGAAAGCCCACACGTCACAGTAGTAGTTCCCCGACGACAGACCGTACCCGCTGCCGGCCGACTCCGTCGAATCTGCTCGCTTCTGCGCCTCGTCACGGAACCAATCGTTCTTCGTGAACGTGTAGTACTTGTCCGACTGCTTCCCAACCGGAACGATGGGGAACACCTTCGGAAACAGGTACGCATCCTGGGACTGAATGTACGCGATGCTGATGTTGTCCAGCATGGCGTCAGTGTGAACTTCACCCTGCGACGGCTGGCCCTTTCGTACGAGAACGCTCATGTTTTTCTACTCCTGGTCAGTGGTCTGTTTCAAAGCGGCCAGCTGTTCCCGAACCCACGCTTCCCATGCCGAACATCCGCCCCGTATAAGGCGGATAAACACGAGATGAAGTTGAAGGGTCCGTAACAACATAGCCCGTTACCGGTTAGGCCGCACGGCCAGCGCCGAGGCAGTTGAACGCGATGGTTGCCACGCCACCATCTACCGAGTTGTCGAGCATCACCGTGCCCACGATATACTTCGTGGTGTCCGTGCCGTGCGCGTACGTCGCGGCCTTTCCGGCAGTGGTCGTGCCCACCGGATCGCCCTTGGCCAGGTCGGCGCTTCCCACGATCTTGGACACCCCGAACACCATCACTGTGGCCATCTCCCCAGTGTTGGGGGTGTTCTGCAAGATGCCGAAAATCGGTTCCGTCACTGACGAGCAGAGAAGAAGGGTGCCGTCCGTGTGAATCTTCGTGAAGTAGAATCGCTTTGTCCGAAGGTCTTCACCCGCGACCATGGACAACTGCATACCAGGAATCTCGAATGCCATGTCATTGTCTCCTTCTGATTGAGGCGCGTTACTCGGCGACCGTGCCGCGTGTTTCCTTCAGATGCGCCGACGCCAGATCCGGGTGTTCGCGAGTCACCTGGTCAATGGCCACGGCAATGCTCTTCACGTCCCCCTTTTGGACCTTCTGTTTCGCCAACTCCATGATCTGGTCCATGGCCGTTGTACCGGTCAGCGCGACGGTTGTTCCGACTTCGGCGGCTGCGGTCACTTGCGCAGCCAACGCCGCATCACCGGACTTGAGCAGTGTAACCACCTTGTCATAGTCCACCTTCTGGAGAGACTTTGACAGCGTGTACAGCACGGATCCCTTTTCATCGGCCGTACCCGGCAACGACGGCAGCGTGCCGGACTCTGCCTTGATGAAGGCTTCCCGTGCAATGGATTCGTCACGGGCTGCGAGTTCCTGGCGAAGGGTCGCGGTCTCCGCATTTGCCTTCACCACGGCATCCCTCGAATCCGCGAGCT